ACTCGAAAATCAAAGTTCTGAGAATGAGCACTTTGCAATTGACCCAAAGGAATGGGTACGATATTCGATGATTTCAAAAATAAAATATGTAGTCCATAGTCACTATGGCTCAGATTGTAAACCAAGTAAGCATGACATGAATGTGTCAAAAGCATTGGGTGTTCCATACTTAATTGTATCATACCCAGACAAAGGAGAATTTATATATGACCCGTGTTAAATTAATGGGAGAAATGGGAGAGAAATTTGGCTCTGAATGGAATTGTGTTGATAATTCTATTCGTGACATATTGAAACTCATTGATTGCCAAACTGAGGGGTTTAAAGATTATTTAGCAGAATGTCATATGAAAAATATTGGTTTTTCTATACAAACAGGAGAAAATCTTATAGAAGAATTTCCTGAGTTATATATGAATTTGGCAAGAGATGAAGTAATTATAACTCCAGTACCCGCAGGTTCTGGAAAAGGACTAGGTAAATTAATTACTGGACTACTATTACTAGCAGCTTTCTTTTTTATGCCAGGTTTGGGTACTACGTTTACAACTGGAGGAGCAACAGGAGGTGCTAGTACTATAACTGCTACAGGTGCTGGTGCTTTTGGGGAGGCAATGACTGTTTCTGTAGCAGGGTCGTCAACAGGTACATCAGTTGCTGCTGCTTTACAATCAGGGGCAGCATTAAAATTTTCTGGAGCAGCAGTTATGATGCTCGGAGCAAACTTAGCACTTATGGGTCTTGCAGAAATGTCAGCACCTGATCCAGATGGAACAACAGATGACCCTTCATATTTATTTAATGGTGCAGAAAATCATATAGAACAAGGACAACCTGTACCACTTCTTTATGGAGAACTTACAATTGGAGGTTCACCAATTTATCAAGGCTATACACCAGGAACAATCTCTGGGAGTTCAAAAGGAGCATATACTTATGCAAGTGGTACTTCAGGATATGCAGGAACAGGTGGATATACATATGCATCAAATGCTAGTGCAGGCAGTGGCACAGTAACTTATCAGACAATTAAACAATATGTTGAAGCTTTACAAGGCACAGGATCAATTATACCAATAGAAAGTATTGGAGAAGTAGAAGAAGTATAATGGCAGACAATTCAAATAAATATAGTACAAGACCTTTTGGAGTAAAATCAACTTATGATTTACAATCAGCCGATAAAGAACAAACCGCTATAATCTATGATTTGTTATCTGAAGGCCCAATTGAAGGTTTAGTAAATGGAACAGCTTCTGTTTACTATAATGACGTACCTCTAGTAGATTCTGCAAATCACAACATTATAAAGCCAAGAAGAGGCACAGTTACAACAACAGCAAGTTCAACAACAGTAACGGGGTCTATTTTTGGAGATATTTTATCTCTTTCCTACAATAATAAATCAGGACTTAGTATTGGTTCAAGATATATTGTTATAGAAGGTGCAGGCAAAGCAGGAAGCTCTATAGCAAGTATTTCTGCGGGTTCAAGTACTGTCACAACTTCAAGTAGTTATTTTACTTCTGCTATGGCAGCAACTCGTGGTCAAGATTTACCAATTTATTTAAGAATTACAGGAGCAGGACCAAATGGAACAGACCTTGTAACTACAATAAAAACTTATACAAGCGCAACAGAAGTAGAAATTACAGGAGTAGCATCTACTACAGTAAGTGGTGCAAATATAGTAATTGACCACTATGCTAGAATCTTAACAATCACAAACTCAACTACAGCAGTCATTTCAACTGCTGCTGTCACTGCTGTAAGTGGTGGAAATGCAATTATTTCTGCCCCAATAGTATCTCAATCAGATCAAATTTCAAACTTTTCAAATGTAACTTTTGGAATGGTTACAGGCACAAGAGACCAAGCTCCTTTACAAATGCCAGGATTTACTGGCTCTTCAAGTACTGTATATGACTTCAATGGACAAATAAGACAGGCAGATTTATACAATGTTTCTGGATTGTCCTCTCTTGGAACAAGTTATAATGCAACAAATATAGATGAGCCTGGAAATGAAAATCAGGGCTCTGCTTCTGATACAGTTTTAACAGCATCTGCAATGGGAGTATCAAATCCAGAAGAAATAGATGAAATTCATTTAACTTTTAGTTTTCCAGAGATGCACTCTTTCAAATCAAGCGGTGCAAAAGGAACTTCTTTTGTAGAGTTTCAAATTTTCTTCGAGTTTACAACAGATGGACTTAATTATGTAAGTGCTTTAGCATTTGGACCAAGTAATGCAACTATATTAAGTAGAACTGCACCTTGGGGTAATAGAGTTACTTATGGTGTTGATAAAAATTCATCAGTACCAAATAACGGTTATGTAAAACCTAAAAAAGCACAATATTCAGAATTTATTGAAGAATTTATTATAAAAACAGACCAATTTCAACCATTTTCAAATTACAGAATTCGTATAAGAAGAATAACAGATGAAGATTTTAAAGATGGAAGTTTTCAACATAAAAATGCTTCATATTTAAAAACTGTTGAAAATGTTACTATGGATAAACTTGGTTATCCATATGCAGCATACGCAGGTAACGTATTTAATGCAAAAGATTTTAGTGGGGGATTACCAAGTAGAGCGTATAAATTAAAAGGAAAATTAATTCAAGTTCCAACAAACTATTTAACTAGAGATGAAAGCTCAGATGGAACTGGAAAATATACTCGTTTGGTCTCTGGTTCTGCTGGAAGTTACTCTGTTTCAGAAGAAGCAAGTTATCAAACTTGGGATGGCTCATTTAGAGGAGATGTAAGTTCTTGGAGTGAAGGACATCCGAATAGAGATTTAGTATATTGTAATAATCCAGCATGGGTATTTTATGATATTTTAGTAAATAATCGTTATGGTATGGGACAATTTGTTGATAAAAATTTAATTGACAAATATGCATTATTTGAAATTGCAAAATACTGTGATGAACTCGTATCTGATGGAGAAGGAGGCTTAGAGCCTAGATTTACTTCAAATATTTATTTATCAAAGACAGCAGAAGCAACAAAAGTATTAAAAGATATTGCAAGCGTATTCCGAGGAATGGTACTCTGGTTAGATGGAGAAATTGTTCCAATTGCAGATAGACCAAAAGAAATTGTTTATACATTTACAAAAGGAAATGTAGAAAATGGACTTTTTACTTATGAAGGTACAGGAGATCGTGTAAGAACAAATCAAGTAAAAGTAACTTGGAATGACCCAAAAGATAATTATAGACAAGCTGCAGAGTATGTAGAAGATCATCAAAATATTGTAAAAACAAATAGAATTGTAAGAGAATCTTCTATTGCTTTTGGGTGTACTTCAAGAGCACAAGCACATCGATATGGAAAATGGAGACTTCTTTCTGCTCAATTAGAAAAAGAAACAGTAACATTTACAACTGGACTTAATGTAGCAGGATTAAAACCTGGAGATATAATTGGTGTTCAAGATGCAGATAAAGACGGACTTTCTTATTCAGGACGTGTTTCAAATACAGGAACAAAAAGCACAACAGTTATTCCTTTAGATAGAACTATAACTTTGCCCTCTTATTCTGCTGATTTTCCACCAGAACTTTTACTCATTTATCCAGAAGGTGGTTGCTACTTAGAACAAGAGACAGCAACTATAAATTCTGTAACTTATTATAAAGGAGATTTACTTTTACAGAACTCAGACGGAACAGATTTAGATACACAAGAAGAAGCAGCAAATCTTGTTGATGACAGTGGAGATAAAGTTTTAAATTTTTGGTCAGAAAATGTTCGAGTAGAGAAAAAACCAATTTCAACTTCTGCAGGAAATGTTTCTTCTTTAACAGTAAGTTCTGCATTTAGTTCTGTTCCTGAAGCAGAAGTAATATGGGCTTTACAGGTATATAATACTGATGGAACACCAAAAGTTGGAACAACAAAAGAATATAAAGTTGTTTCAATAAAAGAAGACAAAGAACAAAAATTCCAAATTGTAGCAACAGAATTTGCAAGAGCAAAATTTAATGCAGTTGATAGAGGATACACTATTTATAGTAGACCTGTAGAATCTGTACCTGA